CGGAGAACCATCTCAGACGCGCTGGCGCACGCCGCAGCGGTCTAGCCCTTCTTCTCCAGTTCCGTGAGGCGCTGCTTGACCTCGTCGAGCTGCCTGGTGACAGCGGCGAGGGCGTAGTCGACGGCCCCCGTGACGTGCCGCTTGATCTCGTCCATCTCGGCCTTGGTCATCTCGGGCTTCCCTTCCGGGGGGCGGACGTTCCAGGCGCCGTCGCGGTCGCCGAGGTCGCGGGTGACTGAGACGTGGATGTGCTTGGTGTGGGGGTTGTCGCCGCCGTAGGGCCGCCACACCCCCGGCTGTGGTCCGGCAGGGCCGGAACCGATCCGGCCGTTGCTGATGACGTAGCGGAGCCGGGGGTCCTGTGCGGCGAGAAGCCGGTCGGCGAAGGCGTGAGCGTCGAACCCGCCGTCGGGGTCGTGGGTGAAATCCTTCGCCCGGACGACGCCGCGGGCGTCGGGGTCGTGGTCGGAGGTGGGGTTCTGCTTGCGGTGGGCGGCGGAGGAGACGGTGCCGTCGCTGACCTTGGACCGGCGGGGGGCTTCGGCGTCAACCTGGGCGGAGAGCCGGAGGAGGGACTGTGCGGGGCGCCAACCAGCCATCAGTCCTCCAGCAGCAGGGCGGGGCAGAGCAGGATGCGGCCGACGTCGTCCGTTCCGATCACGGCGCACTCACAGCCGCGGAGCCGGTCGCAGTGGATGTGGCGGGACGTCCGGCACGGCCAGCACAGGAACGGGAGGTCAGGGCGCGTACCTGTCACAGCCGGGGCTCACTGTCCGAACCAGGACAGCGTCGAGGCTGTCGACCATGCGCTGGGCGTTGTTGATCCGCTGCCGACGCAGCTCGTCGTTGATGAAGGCGTTCGTTTGCTCCGCCGCGATGTAGGCGATCCAGTAGTCCCGCGCCACCCGGCGGGCCTCCTGCGAGGCGGCGTCGTAACCCTCGCGCTCCTGGCAGCGCTCGTACAGGTCCGCCTTGAGCTGCGACACCTCAGCCCGCCAGGTCATCATCAGCACGACCGAGCCGACGACGATCAGCGGGACCAGCAGCCAGCCGGCGACCCTAGTCAGCAGCGTCTTCATCGTCACCCTCCTCGCTCTCGAGGCTCTCGGCGACGGCGGTCAGGTCGAGCCCGAACTTCTTGAGCGCCCGGACGTAGGCCCGCTCGCGGATAGCGGCGTACTCGTCCTTCTGCCACCGTTCCTGCGCGTACTGGTCGAGGGCGCGCATGAGCGCTTCGACTCGGACGTGGTTGGCCCGGACGTCCGCGGCGATCGACGACTGGGCGGCCATGTTGTTCTCGGTAGCTCGGCGGAGTTCGTCGGCGACTGTGGCGGCGGCGGCTTTGGCGTCGAGGGCGTGCTGCTCGACCCGGTGGACGGCGTCGCGCATGGACCCGCCGCCGTTGGGCCGCAGTTCGAGCTCTACCTTCTTGAGCCGTTCGTTGATGCCGGGATGGTCTTCGTCGCCGATGATCTGCCGGGCGGCGGTGTCGACCCGCGCTAGTACCCGGACGATCTTCGGGACCTGCTTGACGGCTTGCCACAGTCCGCCGACGACGGCGAGGGCGAGGAGGATCTTCGGGCCGGGGCCGTCGGGGGAGAGCAAGTCGGAGGCAGCGAATGCCGCTGTAGGTTCCACGGGCTCCGCTCACTCCTTGCCGAGTGGGTTGGGCAACGGCCGCAGCGGTGGGCGACGGTCAGGGGTTGCCGCCCCTGTCGTCTGCCGCTGCGGTCCTCCTACTGCTAGTCGGTGGCGTCGAGCTGCCCGAGTGTGAGCCGGATGAGCGCGTTCATCTGCCGGGTCAGCGCCTTGGACTGGTCGTAGGCAGCGGACGCCTGTAGCGCAGCCGTGCCCGGCTTGGCGGCGTTGAGGTAGGTGCGGTTCGCCGCGAGAGCCTGCGCGGCACGGTCCCGCAGGGTCGCGCTGTTCGCGTCGACCGTGACGGTCTGCTCCTGGGCGGCGAGGTGCGCCGCCTCCTCGGCGGACAGGGGCCGCTGCTCAAGCACAGCCCCGGCCTTCGACCAGCGGGTGTAGCCGGTGACGGTGTCCCACTGCTCGGCGCGGTTCTGCGCAGGGGCGGCAGCGTCGTGTCCGCCGAGGTGATACCTGAGGACCGCCACGTCACGCCACCTTCGCCAGCACGATCGGCGCCGCGGACGCGCCGCCGTTGTTGTTGAACCCCAGCACAGGGGCGGGCAGTGCGCCGGACACCGCCGCCTGGTTCCCAGAGTTGCCGTCGGTGACGGTGGTCTGCAGATAGATCAGCGGCGAACCGCCGGAGATCTCCCCGACCCGCGAGCCTGGGGCCGGGATGATCGAGCCGTACAGGTAGCCCGCGAGCGTGGCGGTAGCGACCTGCGGCACCGCGACGGCCCAGTAGAGCCCGGCGGCGATGGCGACGCTGACGGTCAGCTCCACGGCCCCGGTGCTCGTGGTCGCCACGGTCCCTTCGCTGCCGGAGATCGGGCCGGTGCCGGTCGGCCGTCCGGTCGAGTCGGAGGCGTACAGCCCGAGGCGGGCGACACCCCCTGCCGCTGCCGCCACCACCACGTTGATCCGCAGGCCGGTGACGGTCACGGCGGTCGGGAAGTACAGCGGCAGGTACGCCATCCGATTGACCGTGTTGGGGGCGTTCGTTCCGGTGGTCACCAGTGGCGGGCCGACGTAGTCGCCGGATCGGGGAGCCAGGACCGGATAGGCGCGGGCCGGCGCGGACGAACCCCCGGCAGGGGCGGCGAGGGTCCCGTCGTCGCGGACGAACTTCGTCCCGTCGGGCGTGCCGGAGGCGAGCCGAGCGATGTCCAGCCGGCCGCCGGTCCCGAGCAGCGGCACATCCCCGGAGGCGGTGCCGGTGTTGACGGTCGCCGCGGTGCCGAGCCCGAGCAGGGTCCGTGCCCCGGCGGCGTTGGCGAGCTCGAGGAACGACCGGCCGAACGAGGTGGTCGTGAGGGCTGCGATGGCCGTCAGATCGGAGTCGAGGGGCTGGGAGGCGGCCTGCGCGGCGGCAGCAGCCCCGGCCGAGTCGAAGGCGGTAGCAGCCTGGGTCGCTGCCGTCCCAAGCCCAGCGGCAGAGCGCAGGGCTGCGGCGTCGGCGAGCGCCAGCAACGCCCGGCCGTAGCTCGTCGTCGACAGGGCAGCGATGGCGGTGAGGTCGGAGTCGAGCGGCTGCGACGCGGCGATCGCAGCGGCCTGCGCGGCAGCAGCCGACCCGGCGGGGTCGAAGTCGGACGTCGCCGCAGCAGCAGCGGTCCCCAGCGTCGGCTTGCCTGCCAGATCGGCGTAAGCGCCGGAGGTGGCGACCGTCGCCAGACCGGTGATCGTGCTCGCGGCCTGCGTGCCGGTGTGGTTCGCCCGCTGCACCGCCGCCGCGTCCCCAGCAGCCCGTGCCGTAGCCTCCGCGTCGAGTTCCGCCTGGGTGGCGACGGTGAACGACAGCATCGCCTCGGTCACCGACCCCGCCTTGACGGCAGCGGTGATCGTCCCGGCGACGTCGTTGTAGACGAAGTCGATGCTGGACGTGTCGGTCGTCATGGTGGCGACGAGGTCTTGGATCTGCTCGACCGTCAGCCCACCACCGCCGCCGCCGAGCCCGTCGATCGCCTCCTGCAGCGCCGCGATGTCCGCCGCGTGCGCCGACGCCAGCTCGTAGGTGAACACCTGCGGCCCGGCCGTCGCGGGAACGACGTCCGCCATGTCGATCCCGACACCAGCAGCAGCGAGCGGCACCTCCATCAGCCACGGGTCGCGGCTCTCCGCACCACGAATCCGCTCAGTGACGGTGTACGTCAGACCCTCGGGGGACAGGGCGGGGTCGTCGGTGGCGAGGAGCTGGGTCGTGAACTGCCCGTCGGCGTCGAGAACGGCCCGGATCGGGATGCGGTCGAATACGACGTTGCCGGCGGCGTCCTTCACCACGCTCGAGATGAGGAAGGTGACGGAGCCCTGCGCGGCGTAGTAGTCGCCGGCCACAGCCTGCGGACGCCCGTAGGAGCCCCTTACCTCGACCCAAACTCCGGCCATGATGTCGCCTCTCGGTGAGGGGTTCGGCGGGCCGACGGTCGGCCTAGCCGGACGCGCTGCGTGACCGGGAGGTCACCGAACTGGGGCTGTTACAGCCGGCCTGCATGTGTCACAGTGGCGAAGTGGCATCGGATGTCACAACGCCACAGGAGCCGAGATGACCACCACGCAGACCGCCGAGAGCGCCGACCTCGACCGCCAAGCCCAGCTGCGGGAGCACCTGCGCCGGCACCACATCGGCGCCGACGAACGGTGGGACGCCGACACGCTCCACGCCCTCCACGACTGGGCGCACCAGGGCTAAGGCAGCTCGTCCATCGCCATGTCGTCGACGTAGATCGTCGTGCCGGACGGCCAGGTGCCGCCGTCCTTCGACACCCCGACGTAGACGACCGCGTGGGTCGCGCCGGTCGGGGCTGTGGCGGACAGGAACGGCCCATCCCATGCGCCGAGGAACACGGCGTCGGTGGCGGAGTTCTGAGACAGGTAGGTGGTGCCGTCGTACCACCACACGTTGATGTAGGAGTGGGCTGCGCCGGAGCCGGAGGGGACCTTGAGCCAGGCTCGCAGTTCGTAGGTCCGGCCGCCGGCGACGGGGATGCCGTAGTTCGGGGCGCCGAGCTGATCAACGTCGACCTCGAACGACCCTTGATCGCTGGTCATGCCGATCTGGTCGCGGGCACCGGAGGTGGTCAGCGCAAAGCAGTAGGAGCCGCTGCGCTGCGGACCGGACACAGCGGCCAGGGCGCCGCTGGCGCCTGCGCCGCCGGACCAGAACAGCTCGTCGATCTTCCACCCGGTCGTGTCGCCGTACTCGGCGTCGGGGTTGATGAGGCCGGGGAACGGGACCTGCACCGGCACCATGCAGGCGACCTCGACGTAGGTGCCGTCCTCGAGGCCGAGCAGCAGCGGGTGGGCAGTCGCTACATCGTCGTCGCACTTCTCCCGCCACAGCGTCCCGTCGAGCGCCCGGTAGTACAGGCGGCCCACGGTCGAGACACCGCCGCCGCAGCCAATCTTGCGGACCGTGCCGTCGAGCTGCTTGTACTCCAGGACGCCCATCTCAGCAGGTGGCGTCGGTGACGAACGCGAGCGTGCCCGGCGGCAGCGAGGCGACGTCGGCCATCGTGCACTCGATCACACCGCCGCCCGAGGACCGGGGGGTCGACGTCATCGCCTGACCGGCGGCACGCACCGGCTGCGTCAGCGACGTCCGCCCGCCGAGCGCGCCCTTGTTCGCCGCCCGCGTCTCCCGCACCAGCCGCTGCTCAGGAGTCGGCGGCGCCCGACGGTCGTTCACGCCGTCCACTCCGCGACGAGCGGCGTCCCGGAGACCCACTCCGGCGTGAACAACACCCGACCCGTCTCCGGCTCCTGCGCGAACGTGAACCCGACCACCGTGACGTCCAACGGATCTCCCTCCTCATCCACCGTGCCAACCGTGTCACCCAAGTTGAAATCGACATACGGCCGGGCACCGTCGACCAGCAGCACACTCGACGTGATCTGCCTGGTCGGAACGGACGACGCCGCCCCCGTCAGCAGGTTGTCCGCAACCCGGTCCGCATGCGGCCGAGACGAGGTGTTGCCGAGACTGACGAACCCCTCACGCCGGCCGTAGTTGACCACCGACGTGGCGTCCACCGAGTAGCTGCGGTCGACGTTCGTCCGCTTCATCAGCGCCGTCTTACGCGCCCGCGTCTTCGTCACCTCATGCTCGAGCAGGTTCACCCCAGGCAGGAACTGCACCGACGCCGACACATCCGACCCGCGCCCCTGATACGCCCGCAGCACCCGACCCGGCGTCACCTCAACATCAAGGCCGAGCTCGACGAGCTGCTCCACGACCTCCCAGATCGTCGAGCCGATCGTGAACGACCGATCGACCACCCCGGCGTCCCACGGATCGCCGTTGGAGTCGAGAGTGTCGGTGAAGTCGTAGGTCAGGTCGGGCAACGCCCCCCGGGCCTGCGCCTCGTCGACCAGCTTCTTCAACGTCTCACCGAGGGTGAACCCGACCGGGCTATTCGCCGGGTACACCTCGTGGACTTCCCAGCCGCCACCCGCGGACGTGTAGAGGATCGGCGTGCCGGTCGGCTCGCCGTCAGCGTCGAGCAGCGAGACGGAGCACATGAACCACGACGTCGTCTCGCGGACGTCCCAGACCATCGCCGCGAGGTGAGGCTCGCCCACTGGGAACCAGACGTCCATCGTGTCAGCGCGCCGCCAGCGCAACACGTCCTTGTCCTGGCGGAGAACTTCCTCGCCAGCCACCCAGAGGACGTAGTTGTCGTCGGCGGCAGCCGCGACCCGGTAGAAGCCCGCCGTCGTGATGGGGAGCGCCGCCCGGAACCGAGCTTCCCGGTACACCCCATCCGTCCCGGCCGCCATCGGGTCCGAGAACCACACCAGCTTGGACTGGGTGTCGTTGGCCGGCCAGCTCTCCGGGTAGTCCGACCCGTTGAACGGAGAGGTCGACGCCTCCGTCGGAGCCGTCCAGTCACCCGCGTCATACGTCGGCCAGTCCGACGCGGCGAACGAGAACGGACGCTCATCGAAGATCCGCGGATACCCGACGTCCTCCGCGTCGACCACCGCGTCCTCGAGCCAACACAAGAGGTTGCGGGCCGTGACCCGCGACCACTCGTCCGCAACCTCGCCCGGCGCGACCACCTGCGTCGCCACCGACTCCACCTGAAACTTCCCCCGGGCCACCAGCCCAGCCCCGTCACCGAGGTCGGCCAATACCTCGACGACCCGCAGAACGTTCGTGTCCGGGAACAGCGGGTCGCTGTTGTGCAGGTCGAAGGTCAGGACACCCGCCTCGTTCCGCGGGTCCTGCCACTGCACCCCGCGCACCAGACCGAGGATGCCCGTGAGGGTGCCGCCGGACTGGTCGTAGAGCTTGACCTGGACGGTCACGCCCAGCCGCCGTACACCTTGAGTCGGACCAGCACCAGCCCGGTCCAGGGGGCTTCCATCTTCGGCGACAGGTCCGACACGCACCGGCACGTCGCCGGGCCGTAGACCTCATCGACGGAGGCCGTCGTCACCGTCTTCGTGACCTCGATCGTGCCGCCGTCAGCAGGAACCAGGACAGACTGCAGCGCCCGCAGGTTGCTGACGAACTGCGCCGTCGGGTCGGAGGCTGTCGACCCGAGCGAGTTGACCAGCCCCGAGACGCGCATCACGAACTCGTCGAAGTCCACCCCGCGGATACGGGGCAGCGGCGTCTCGCCGACCACCCCCGGGATGCGGAGGTCACCGCCGCGCCACGTCGGCGCGGAGAAGGCGCCACCCGCGTCGGGCGTGATCCAGCGCGACGGGTTCACCAGCGCGACGCCGTCGACCTCGTAAGAGATCACGACGCCCGCCACAGAGCGTCACGCAACCCGAACACGAGCTCACGGGCGGACGGCTGCGGCACCGGGGCGTTGATGACGACGGTGGTGTTGCTGGTCGTCGAGCCGCTGTTAACCACCGACGACGAGGACACCGGCACGGCGGAGACGAACCCGCCGTTGGCGTACCCGCGGGCGCGCGGGAAGCGCAGGCTGTTCACGTCGTCCATGAACGCCCGCCCGTAGTGGGAGACGGCAGCGGCCCGATGCATGTATTCGCCGTCGGACCCCCACAGCGGAACGCTGTCTGAGGTGCCCGTGCCCGGGCCGGAGATGAGGCCGCCAGTAGCCCGCCGGTCGGCGTAGACGAACGCCGGACCCGACGTGCCGGCCTGCCCGCCGAAGAAGTCGGCAAGTCCGCCCGGCTGCGTCGGGGCGGCCCCCGGCGTGAGCCCCTGAATGAGGAGCGACAACTCCCCCGCCTTCCGTAGGGCCTCCTCGATGGACGACGTGTCGACCGTCGGGACGCCCTTGGCGTTGTTCAGCTCCGCGACCTTGGCGATCAGGTCGTCCACGCTGATCTCGCCCTTGCCGAGCTTGATCGCCAGTTCGTCCGCGACGCCCTGCCCGAGATCAGCGGCGATTTGCCGCAGCACCGGCTGTGCGTCGATCAGCGTCTGCGCCCACGCCTGCCCCGCCTCGGTCGTGTCCTGCGCGACCAGCCGCTCCAACTCCGCCAGCTGCTCGGCGGTCGCGCCGACGAACTCCTGCGCCGCCTCCGGGCCGGCCTCGCGGAGGAAGTTGAGCGCGTCCTCCGACATCCGACCGGACAGGAACAGCAGGTTCTGGTTGAAGTTGAGCTGCGCCGCAGCCTGCTTCTCAAGCTCGCCGAGGAAGTCGTCCACACTGACGCCGACGTCAGCGGCGAAGTCCTGCCACTCCTTCTTCTGCGCGCCGAGCGAGTCGATCGCGGCGTCGCGCTGGTCCTCGAGCGCCTGAACCGTGCTCTTGGACGCCTTCTGGTGACCGCGGACCGCCTCGTCCCGGGCGGTGCCCTCAGCCTCCGTGCGGCCGATGTACTCCTCAACCTCGTCGTCGTGGGCACGGGCCGCCTCGATCCGGGCGTCCCACTCCCGCTTCGTCGCCTTGATCCGCTCATCGACGCTAGCGTTGTGCGCCTCGACGGCCCCCTGCGCCCGCGCCTCCTCCTCCTGGGTCAGGCGGTCCAGCGCAGTGCCCCACGCCTGCCCCGGGTCGACCATCTCCGTCAGGTCCCGGCCGAGGTCTTCCAGCGTCTTCTTGAGCTGCTTGACCGCTTCCTCGTCAGCCTTCGCCGCCGCCTCCTGCGCCTCGAGCGCCACGGCGGCCTTGAGGACTTCCTCCTCGGTGTAGTCGTTGGCGTTGGCAAGGATGCGCTGCGAGTCGGTGAGGTAGTCGATCTCCTCGGCTGTCTCGCCACCCTGGTCAGCCAGCCAGCCGAGAGCGCGGGTCGCGTTGCCGATGACCGGGATGTTGTCGATGAACGAGCCGGAACCGTCCTGCACAGCCCCCGTCAGGTCGCCGACACCGTCAGCCGCCCGCGCCGTGACCGTCTTCACGTCGGTCCACAGCGGCAGCAAGCCCTGCCCGAGCGCCGCCTTGGCGTTCTCGGTCGCCGCGGCAGAACGGCGCTGCGCGTTGGCGTAGGAGTCGGCGGTGCGAGCTACGTCGCCGTAGGCGTCGCCCAGGCCCTGCACGATCAGCGAGGCCCGGGCGGTGACCTTCTGTGACTCGGTGAGCTCGTCGTTCGCGCCGGCCAGGCCCAGCTTGAACGCCTCGGACTTGACCGCCGCCTCGTTGATGAAGATGCCGAGCTGCTTCAGCGGCTCGGACTCGCCGCTCAGGCCGGACTGCAGCTTCTGCAGCACCTCACCCGGCTCGAGGTTCTTGAACGACGCGAAATCCGCCGACATCCGCACGAAGTCCTCGGCCAGCACCGCCGCGGCGTCGCTGGTAAACCCGAGCTTCATGAACATGTCGCCGAACGAGGCGCTTGCCTGCAGCGCCTCGGTGGTCGCCAGGCCGATCGACTCGGCGCTCTGCGCGAACTCCTGAATGTCGCCAGCAGCGTCCCCGAACAGAGTCGACGTTGCCGCCATCTGCTCGTTCAGGTCCGACGCGGCCCGGACCGAGTCCGACGCCATCGCCAGCATGCCCGCGGCAGCTCCCGCAGCAGCCCCGGCGACCGCACCGGCCATCGCCACAGCCCCGGCACCGATCCCACCGAACGCCTTGGTGGTGCGCCGGCCGGCGTCCTCAGTCTTGTCCGCAGCGCCCGTGGTGGCCTTCGCCACCCGGTCCTGCGCCTGCATCACGCCGGCCTGCGCGTTCGCCAGCTGCCCGGCGGTCGCCTTGCCCGACTTCTGGACGTTGTCGAGCCGCTCCTGAGCGGCGATCAGCTTTAGCTGCGCCAGCTCGAGCTTGCGCGCCGACGACTCGGCCCGCCGCATGCCGCTCTCGAAGTCGCCGGTCGACGCGGAGACGCCGACGGTCAGGTCACGACCGGCCACGTCCACCCCCGTCACCATTGGGCACGAGCACCACGCGCTTGCCGCGCTGGTGCTTCCACGCCTCGTCGCTCGTCAGCTGATGCTGCTTGCGTTCGGTCTGCTCACAGCCCGGGCAGATGTCCGCCTCAGCCCGGTACGCCTTACGGTCACCGCCGCGCTTCTCGTCCCACTCGGCCTTACGCGTGCCGCAGCCACCGCAGCGGGACCGTTCCTGCGCCGCCCACGCCAAAGCCTTGTCCCGGTCGGCGTCGGTCCAACGGTGCGGACCGCCGAGGAAGAAGGAGTGCGGCAACCCGCGAGGACCGCAGTAGGCCATGTCCTCGGCGAGCCGGCCGTCGAGCTCTAGCCTTTTGGGAGGCTCGCCGAACGGTCGATGATGTTCGCGTTCAGCGCCGCCCGGTAGATGCCGAGCTTGTCAGCGGCCGACCAGCGGTCCGACTTCAGCTCGACCTCCCACTCATCGGCGGTCATGTCACCGTCGACCACGCTGGCCGCCAGCAGGTGCGGAGTGAGCGTGTCGCGGTTCCACACCTCACCCTTGGCCTGCTGCTCAGGCGTCGCCTCATGCGCCGAGACGAGCGCCTCGAACTCGTCCGGCGCCAGGTTGCGCAGCCGAACGCGGTAGACGCACTCCTCGATCAACGCGGCCTTCGCCTCGGTGAGGGCGCGCTGAGCGGACGCGACGGCGTCGCTGTCCCCGCGCAGCCGAGCGAGACTGACCATCGTGTCCGCCTCCGCGACCCGCTGCTGATGGGCGGTGGGGTCGGCGATGACGAGGTCGTAGTGCGTCTCGCTCGGCTGCTTACGGGCCAGCGCGTCGCGCAGACTCACGGGTTGGCGGGGATCGTCACGTCGAGAGCGGGCTCGGCGGTAATCGAGAAGCCGACGACCACACGGGCCAGCTCATCCCCGACGCTGCGGGTCTTGCCGACCGAGCGGACCCGGACCGGGAAGACATCCATCGTCTGCGCGGCGATGTCACCACCGTCGAGGAACGCCAGGAAGCCGGCGGTCTTGTACGGCAGCAGCGACCGGACGTCGTCGGTGCCCTCGTCGGCGTAGAACGTCAGCGACGAGTCCTCCGCCGTGGTACGACCCGGGACCTTCGACACGAACTCCGACTCGAGGTCGGGAGCGTCGATGTCGTTGCCGGTGACGGTGAACCCGGAGATGTCGCTGATCTCGCCGGTCAGGTCCGTCCCGGCGGTCATCTCCGCACGGGTCGGGATGAACGTGGTCGCGGCGACCGCCGGCAGGAAGTAGATCTTCAGGTTGTCGAAGTTGGCGTGCCGCGTCGAGGCGGAGAGCGCAGTGGGGTAGCTCGGCATGACCTAGGACTCCTTCGGGGTGCTCTGCGCCGAGGCGGCACGGGACGACTTGCTCTTGCTGGGCTTGTCGGAGCGGGACCAGCCGCGCTCCTCGTAGTGCTCAAGCGCCGACACCGGAACCGACGCCTCAACATCGACGTCGGGGTGCCGGACAGTGACGAACTCGACGGCCATGAGGCGTCCTCTCTAACGGAAGCCAGACCGCCGGGCGGCGGACTGAACAGCAGTGGCGACCTCGGCGTTCAGACGCTGCTGACCGGCGTCCACCGAGACGAAGAAGAACTTGCGGGCCGGCTCGGTCACCCACACGTCCCGACCGAACACCCGATGCCGCAGACCGTTCCGGCCGTTGCCCTCCCACGGACGGGCATGAGGGGCCTTCGACGCATCGACCGCGATGCGGAAGCCCTCACCGGCAGCTGCACCCGGCTGGTGCTGCACGCTCACCGCACCAGGGATGCGCGACGACCACGCCGACCGGCGGCGCATGTCGTTCGCCGTCGCATCCGCCACCCGCCGCAGCGCCGGCTTCAGTTCCCGCCGGACACTGCGTGGCAACTCCCGCAGGTCCCGCACCAGCCGGTCCAGCTCCGGCGAGCCACGGCGGGCCATCAGATCAGCGCCTCAACCACCACGGACAGCCCGACATCGGCATACACACCCTGCTTCGCGGTGTCCGCCGACGTCTGGTTCAAGTCGATGTCCCCGGCCACCTGCGCGACCCGCACCGCACCGCCGAGCGTCGTGTCAGCATTGATGACCTCATCGACGAACTCGGCGAGCTCGAACGCCCGAGCCCGCACCGCCGCCTGATCGTCACCGCCCTTGCTGCTCGAGCAGGTGACCGACAGCGTGAACGTCTCCCGACGTCGGCCACCAACAGGGCCGACCCGCAACCCGTCCAGCAGCTCCTGCGAACCGGAGGCGGTCGGGGCAGGCAGGCCGCCGATGGCGATGAAGTCGGTGTCGACGATGGAGAACCGCGGGAAGCCGTCGACCACCTTGGAGGCATCCAGGTCGACAGAGTCAGCGGAGGCCGTCAGCAGGCCGAGCAGCGCCTCGATGGCCCCGCCGATGGCCGAGGCGGTCATGCGACCGTCGGGCCGAGCAGGTACGGCTCGAGCAGGCTCAGAACGTGCGGGGACAGGGCAGGACGTCCGGCGGTGCCGAACGCAGGCTCGGCGTCCGCGAAGTCCTGGCCGAACGAGCGCCCGCCGCCACCCGACTGCGTCCCAGACCACAGGTCTCGGGCGACCTCAAGGATCGCCAGTCGAACCGGAGCCGGCAGGGTGGCCCGTCCGACCGTATAGGTGACCCGGACGTTGCGGGCGCCGTAGGAGAACCAGCCGGCGGTGTTGTAGCCCCAGGAGACGATGCCGGTGGAGCCGTCGACCTCAAGGTCGGCGACGTCGATCGCGGTGCCGTCCCAGTAGGAAGCGGCGGTGACCTCGACGACCGGGTAGCGGTGAAGGACCAGGCTCGACCGTCCGCCCGGGTGAACCTCGTCGGTGACCGTCTCTGTGTCGAGCGGCCCGACATGCGCCGCGACCAGATCGCACGCGGCGTCGAGCATGCCCTGCAGCTCGTCGTCGTGCTCGTCCGACTCCTCGTTCAGATGTGCCTTGACCTCGTCGAGGTCCGGCAGCACGGAGGACGCGGGAATCGGCACAGCGCCTCCTCAAG